TATTAGGACAATATCCATTCCCTCGTCAAACTTACGCACAATTAATATCTGATCTAAGAAACGCTAATGCAGGATTAATTGGATTTACATTAATGTTTCCAGAGGCTGATAGATTTGGTGGAGACGAAGTGTTTGCTTCTTGGGTAAACGATAATGGTATTATATTATCTCAAGATGCAGATGAACGAGGAAGAAGCACTAAAGCACCTTATGTAGGTTCAGCAACATTTGGTACAGGCGATCCATTAGATTGGGCTATAAGATATAAAGGATTAGTTACAAATATAACTGAAATAGAACAAGGTGCATGGGGTACTGGATTAATAAATGGCATGCCAGAAGTTGATGGATTAGTGCGTAGAATACCTCTATTAAGTCAAATTAATAAGGAACTATACCCATCGTTTGCACTAGAACTTCTTAGAGTATCTAATGAACGATTATCTTATACCGTAAAAGTTAACGATGTGGGTATAGAAGAAATAATTATTAGGCCATTCAGAATTACTACAGATCCTAATGGATCATTCTGGATTAACCATAATTATACCTTTACGGAAATAGAGGTCGGGACCAAGCTACCTGATCTTCAGGGCCGAACAGTTCTAATTGGACTGACGGCGAAGGGATTAGCGGCTCAGATTCCAACTCCTGCTGGTCTTCAATCAGCTCATCATATTCAAGCTGCGTCCATCCAGTCAATAATGGATGAAATATCGATATCTCGTCCTCTCTGGGCGGATTTAATTGAAATCCTGGTAATGCTAATTGCTTCGGGACTCTTGGTCTATATTGTATATTACCGTTCGATTCGTTCATCAGCCATGCTCTTCGCTGGGCTTGCGATCTCGACCGGAGCTTCTGTTGCATACGTCTGGAATGAATGGGGAATTCTCCTTGATATTAGTTATTTTCTATTACTATATATAACAGTCTTTTCATCAGCTAGTTTTAATAATTTTTATAAGCAATATATGTTAAGGCAACAGATTAAGAAACAGTTTGAGACATATTTAGATCCTAAACAAGTATACCTATTACAGAAAAATCCAGGCCTTTTAAAGCTTGGTGGAGAGCGAAGACAGATGTCATTCCTCTTTATGGATATTGTAGGATTCACTCCTATATCAGAACACTATAAAAATAAGAATGATCCAGAAGGATTAGTAGTATTAATTAACGAATTCCTAGATGCTATGACCAAAATAATTTTAAGCCATGGCGGAACCATAGACAAATATATGGGTGATTGTATTATGGCCTTTTGGAATGCTCCTTTGGAATGTGAAAGGCACGCCGAAATGGCAGTAAGAGCAGCAATAGATATAGAAAAGAAAACCGACGAGCTTAGGAAGAAATATAGCGACCAGGGATTACCCCCTATTAACGTCGGAACTGGTATTAATACGGGTGACTGTATTGTAGGTAATATGGGTAGTGAGTCTAGATTCGATTATTCGGTCATTGGAGACGCCGTAAATTTGGCCGCGAGATTAGAGGCCACAGCGGCCAGAAAGGAATATATCGATAATAAAACCATCATTTCTGGGGATACCTACGCCAGGTTACCCTCTAGCCTAAAATGCACAAAAATTGGCCAAATTACCGTAAAGGGTAAAAAGGACCTTATAACCATATATTCACCCTCGTTATAACCTTATAACTAAAAAGTATAAAAAAACGGCAGAAAAACCTGTTCTTTTCGATCCAGTAATGATAGAATATACCTATATTAAATGATAAGGAAAGGGAATGGATCGAATCCACATGAAAAAGAGCGAAAAGCTCGGGTATTTCGACAGTAGACCGACCTACGAAGATTGGGAAAAAATAGGATCTTTTAGGCGTCTCCACGTATACGTAGACCGTTCTATGGACGGTTTCATGGAAATAGAGGTAGTTGATCCAACTGTAACCCATGGAAGGTCACCACAACGGCTAAAAAGGGTTCTATATATAAATCTCTCAAGGACCAAATTTAAGGCCTGGCATGTAGATATCACCAAATTGGATAAATCTTATGCAGGTAGAGGGATAGCGGCCCAGGCATATCGCTATATAATCAAGAAGTTAGGAATCACTCTACAGGCCGGAGAATGCCAGAGTAAAGGTGGTCGTAAATTGTGGTACGATTTAGCACAAATTATGGATATTCAGTTATTCGCCAAAAGTAAGGCTAGTAGGCGATATGAGGTCGGAATCGACTGTGAGAACCGTGAGGTGTGGTTACCAAATGGTAAGGAAGTGTACGATACAGAGAAGGAAATGTACGTATTCGCCGCGGCGTTTTAGTTATAAAGAGTTATAAGGATATAACAAAAAAGTATAAAGAAACACTGTACATTTGGATCCAGCCATGATAGAATATACCTATATTAACCAATCAGGAAATCTATGATTTATTTACAGATTAATGGTCAAATAAAGAACAAAAAGTACATATACGGCTACTTAGAGAACCTATCTAGGTCGTTAAACATCCACAGATTGAGATCTAAGGCGATTATCGTTAGGTTTAGTAAAGAGCTCGACGATGGTAACCAGGGTAATTGCTGGGGTGATCGTAAGGAAGGATACATAACTATTAACATAGCCAAAACTTGTGAAGGAGAACCCTACTCAACGGCCGAGATGATGCAAACTCTGGCTCATGAGATGGTTCATGCCAAACAATATTTACGAGGGGAACTGGACGGCTACAGTGGATCCTGGAAGGGTCGTAAGCCACGTAACTATCAGTACCACAATCAACCCTGGGAAAAGGAAGCTTATGCCAGAGAAGAATATCTATTTGGTACGTGTTGGTAAAATTAATTGCAAATAAATGCAGAAAACACTGTACATTTAACCAAAAACTATGGTATAATATACATATAAATTAATCAAACAAGGAATATATTATGATTTTATGCGAAAAAACAAGCCCCGTCACTGGCAAAAGCCACACCATGAGAATCAATGCTACTCTAGAGCAAATTGCTCTATGGGAGAATGGTACTCTCATTCAGGACGCAATGCCTGAAGCGACAGTAGATCAAAGAGAGTTTTTGATCTCTGGATGTACACCGGCATGCTGGGCCAGAATGTTCGGAGCTGAGGACGAATCATAATGGCTTTTCCAATGGCTTACTGCGACTACATCGCACATACTATAATCAAACCTGGACTCGACAAAGATTGTGCTGAATCTCATGGATTGATTAATGCTGTAGGCAGAGTAAAAATGGATCTTCATAAAGAAGGTTGGATGCAAACAACCACAAAGACTATTGAATGCACCGACACCAATGGAAAAAGCTACAGGATTACTGTAGAAGAAATTTAAAATGACTAAGAAACGAATAAACAATATGATACAAGGGACCTTTAAAGTCTCTGGTTGTTCTTTGTTGTTTTTAGGCATGACAATGGCATTAGGTATAAACACTAATCCCCACATGGAATTATATGCATATATTCTATTGTTTATAGGTACTCTATTAATAATGATCTACAGCTTTAGAGGTAATGATCATATGTTTTTATTAGTGTCAAGTGCAGGGTTTGTATTGGTAGGTAACTCATTTTTAGACACAGAAACCGCAATATTAATTGCAAACGATTATGGTATTGCACTAACAGAAGAACAGGGTTGGTTTGCCAAGTATGGTAAAGTAATCGTAGAAGTATTAAAAAGTGTTGTTTAATTGCAAAATAAATGCAGAAAACACTGTACATTTGCCTAAAGACCTGGTACAATATACATATAAAATAAAAACTTGATAAGGAAACTACATTATGAAAAAAACTATTATTAATGCAATCGATTCAATCTCATCAACTTCAGAAATGAACGAGGTTATTGAATTAATCAAAATTAAACAAAAACAATTACGTGCAGTAAAGGCACTTAATGTTAAAAACAGTATCAGCGTAGGTGCACCAGTAATCGTCGACTCAAGGTCGGGTGCTGAAAGAGGTATTGTTACTAAAATCAAACGTACTAAAGCAGTCGTTGAAATCAACGGTCGTCTTTGGAATTGTCCACTATCAATGTTAAAAGCAGTATAAGGAATATATAATGAAAGATACTAATAGACTTGCACTCATCAAAGCTGCAGCAGAAAAGGCTCGGGAAAAACGAGAGATCAAACGTGTAATACACACAATGGATCTTCGTAAAGCTCAAATTAAAGCCGAAACAAAAGCAGCTATGAAGTTGCACAAAAAGCTCACCAGGCAAGTAGCAAAAGCTGGTGATAAAGCACCATCATCCTTCGAATGTAATACACCAGAAAATATGTATCATAGCGAAGAAAACATTCAAAGCTATATCGCAGGATCTTCTTATATGGATGTATATAACGAGATGAAAAATGACTGGGACTAATAGAACAATACAGAGAGCTATAGCTCTTAGAACAGCTCGTGACAGAGCACAAAATCCAGAGTTTAAACAACTCTGGGATCAGAAGTTAAGAGAGCTAATAAGGTTAGCAGAATTAGGAAGGAGTTCATATGACACAGTACACTGATGCAGTAGAGTACCAAAGACGTAAAATGGCTGTTGAAAAATGGTCAGGTCAAATTGAGTACATCTTAGGACAGGACGGATATGTCGAAAAGGCATATAACTCAGGATTGGTTACACGTGAATTCCGCGATGGAACTTTCGTCGTAGTATCAGAAGAAAAACCAATGGCACAGTTGCTTATTGAAGCACCAGGAAATGTGTAATGGCAGCTAGGATAGAAGTTCTACATGAAAAGGTAGATAGGTTACAGGAAAGTGTCGACCTATTATGTAATGCAATGGATAATGTAGCCTTACAAGTTCAAGCACAGAATGTAGTGTTAAGTGATATAGAGAACATGACACACATAATTAACAATCGATTGTTTAATGGATTGTATGAGGGTAAACGAAATGGCAGTAACTAACTTTTATGCAGGATCACTTAGATATGGACCTAATGGCAAAAAACGTAAGACCAAATCTATGTCTAAGCCCAAGGCAAAAACAATGGCCGACTTTAATTGGTCAACACCAAAACAAAATTCAGCAGTAAGGGAAACACAACACTACCCTTCTGCACCATTAACTCCAGTAAACAGTAAGGTAGAAGACCAAAGCTGGAAGCTCGAAGAGAGTAAGAAATTCACAGTCGCACCAGCATATAATAAAGGTGCATATCAAGTCATACCAAAGGGTGACGTTAAACACATAGGTAAATAAAATGGAAGTAATATCAATTGTATTAACACTAGTAGGACTAGTATTTTTCTTATATTTAAGTGCAGGTGCTATTTTACTGATTCAAGACTCAGACAAAAAGCACAAAGTTCGTAAAGAATTAAGAAACAAATACCCCGATCTAACTAGAGACGAAATAAGGGTATTATCATATATCAAACTAAGAGAAATGCTGGAGAAGCAAAATGAAAAATGAGTATATGTTATTGAGTTCTTATCATGGTGACGGAAAGTTTAACAATCGTAAAGCAGAAGTTTTACGAACTGTTGGTTCTGACCATCACTTTGGTATTAGAATGTATATTAACGATAACGCATTAGGAATTGAATGGTTTAAAGAACATAACGAAGGGTATGCAGAAAGCGCAGCTGAAAATTATGTTCTAGGTATTAAGGATTATACCCGAACAGGTGAATAAACACTGTACATTATATCTAAACTATGGTATAATGGTTATATTATTAAAAAAGGAGTATTAAATGGCAAAAGCTAAGCGTAGAGGACCTTCACTAGAAGACAAATATTTAGGTGATGAACCTAATTATCATGGTGTTGAGTTTAAAACTAAAGAAGAGTTAAATAGTGCTTATCATAAAGCATCTAACTATTTTAACTATTTCAATAATGCGAAAAGTAATGCTCCTGCAGTAGTACTATACGCTGAAAAGGTGTTAGGGTTTTCAAAGAAAGATATCCAAGCACTTAAAAAGGTAGATAATTGGAAACTTAATCAAGGCATTGGTAATAATATACGATGTATTAATGCTGGATTACCATTAGATAAATTTGCCTTTGAGGGCAATACAGTTCATGATAGAATTAAAGAAAGACTAACTGAACTTCTTAAAGAAGGTAAAAAACTACTTGCTATTCAGAAAGCTGAACCTGCTAAAGTTGTTATATCACCTGCAGAAAGAATGAAAACAAAAATTGCTCAAACTATTATGGGTGATTTTGATGAGATGGTCGTAGACAAATGGATGGATGGTGAGTTTGATAATATTAAATTCCCTGCATATAGTTTACTAGCCACACATAAAATTAAAGGTGCAGGAATAAAGATGTTTAGAGAACGAATGGAATTCGAACTCGACTGTATCAGTGATGCATATAACAAGACATGCGAACAGGCTGAAGAGGCTTATTCACATATCACTAAAGGTAATAAGAAAAAAATGATTACCTTGCTCGAAAAGACTATTGAAGATATTGATAGACTTAAGGCTAATAATAAAACAATTAAAATACCTAGGGCTAAAAAGCCAAAGGCATCTGATCAACAAGTTGCAAAGCTTAAGTATAAACCATCTGACATTGAGTATAAGTGCACATCACTTAATCCAATAATGATCCCAGGTAAAAATACCTTATATGTATTTAACACTAAGACAAGAGCTCTAGCAATGTACGTAACCGATTCACCTAAGGGATTTGAAGTTAAGGGTACATCTATTAAGAATTTTAATCCCGCACTAAGTAAGCAGACAAAACTTAGAAAACCAGATGAGGCACTACCTCTTATTATAAACAAAACAATCATTCAGTCAATGAAAGTATGGGATACTTTTACTACAGTGATTAAAGAACCTAATGGTAGAATTAATGCCGACTGCATATTACTTAAGGTGGGAGACATCAATGTATAATGATAGATCTTGAACAGAAAATAATGACTAAAAAACGATTCACTACAGCAGTTGAAACGTTAGTCGCAAAAAACAATATGAGTTATATAGACGCTATGACTTATGTAATAGAAGAAAGAGGGATGGACTATAGTAATATTAAGAGATTACTAAGTGATGCACTTAAGGCCAAATTAGAGGCCGAGGCGTCAGGTTTAAACCTCATTGAAGCGGAGAAGGGAAATAAACTACCTATCTAGAATGAATGATCCATATGATGTTTATAAGTTATATCAGTCTTTAAAATTACACTTTGAGACAGATGGCTATGATGCCATAAAGTATAATTTTAAAACCTCAGTTAAACCTCAATCATTTTTTAAACGAAGAGACAAATTCTTCTTTGCCAAATTAGGTAAACACTACGGTAAAGATATCACTGAATACCTCATTGCAAACTTTGTTAATGATGTATCATATGTAGGTGATATGATTAATACTGATGGTGAAAGAAACTACCTTGAGCATAAAAGAATAAAAGAATCACTGCATCGTGTGTTTTCAATTGATATAAATACACTTGCAGAATATTCAGAGAGCAACGATTTAACCTTTGATGATTTATTAATCGTTAAAGAGCATAATCAACCCCCTCTGATTATAACGCTTTGGATGCAAGAAGAGATATCGTTACAAACGGTAGTTATTCTTAATTCCTTAACTGGGTTTATGCAAGGTGCCCAAAAGAGTATAACAGAAACCATTTCATGGCCTGGTATATTCCGAAAGGTTACCAAGTATCAACCCTTCGTGAAGTACGACTCTGGTAAATGTACACAATTAATCAGAAAGTCCTTTACAAAACCATAGAAATATGGTATAATAGATATATATTATGAATAAAGTGGATAAAACAGAAAAGGTCTTAGACCTTAATACAACGCAATACGGAGAAATATTATGTCATTTGCAAACTTAAAGAGCTCACGAGGCTCGTCAATCGACAAACTCGTTAAAGCAGCTGAAGCTGTGTCATCACCAAAGTCAGAATCAAAGGGTTACGGCGACGATAGATTTTGGGCACCCCAAAGGGATAAAGCAGGTAATGGTTATGCCGTTATCAGGTTCCTACCTCAGAAAGAGGGAGAGGATTTACCTTGGGTACGATATTGGGATCATGGCTTTAAAGGCCCTACTGGTCTCTGGTATATCGAAAATTCTTTAACTTCTGTTGGTCAGCAAGATCCAGTTTCTGAAATGAATTCAGAACTGTGGAATACTGGTCGAGATGAAGATAAAGCTACCGCTCGTGATAGAAAAAGACGTTTACATTATGTGTCAAACATTATGGTCGTGTCTGATCCATCTAACCCAGAGAATGAAGGTAAAGTATTCCTTTATAAATTTGGTAAGAAAATCTTTGATAAGATTATGGATGTTATGCAACCACAATTTGAAGATGAGCAACCAGTAAATCCATACGATTTCTGGGAAGGTGCGGATTTTAAAATTAAGATTCGTAAAGTAGAAGGTTGGGTAAACTATGATAAGTCAGAGTTTGCAGCACCAACTGCACTACATGGTGGAGATGAAGGAATGCTAGAAGATGTATACGGACAGTTACATTCTTTGAGTGATTTCCTTGACGTTAAGAACTATAAAACATACGATGAGCTAAAAGCCAAGTTGAATAAAGTTCTTGGGGTTACTGCCGGAGCAACTGCTGAATCCTATATGGAAACAGCACCATCAGTTACAACGAATGAGTTTGTACCTGACGCTCCAGCCACTGAAGCACCTACAGCAGAAGCGTCTTCTGATGATGAAGATACACTCAGCTATTTTGCTAAATTGGCAAACTCATAAAAAGATTCCTATACAAAAGGAACGTTTTTAGGGACCTTCGGGTCCCTTTTTTTGTTTACTGATTGGCTAGGTTTAGATCTCTACGTTTTCTAGAACCTCTAGTATTACTGAATGAGGTTGTAGTAGTAGTTGTATTAGATTGGTTATTAACCTGTTGTACTACTATTTCTTTAGTGTACTCTTCCTTAATAGTTTGGTTCTCAGTAGATGTGTCATTAAGTTGTTCACCTGTCATAACTTGAGGACCTGCTCCTTCGATTTGATCAGTTGGTTCTGGAATCCTTACGCCTGTATCTGGATCAAGGCCTGCAAATTCATATACTGAATCCGGAATAGCCTTTTGAATAAGATTCATTGGATTATACCATGCACCTTCTCCAGCTGGGTCAGGTAGAATAAGTCTAAGTATAGCAGCAAAGAAGTTTTTCATTATATCACCTACACCACTAGCAAGCGATTTAAGTGCACTCATTGGATCACTAAATAGTGTTCCAAACCATTCTATAATACCAAATACTGCTCCTTTAATTTTATCAAAGATTTTGCCGATCATATCTTTAAATGAAAAGCTTTTAAGGGCTTCAGCACTATCATCAAATCCAAACTTACCCATTAACCATGCAATACCGTCTTTAAGTAAATCTAAGGGCATACCAATTAATCCTTGTAGTAGTCCACTGAATCCACCGAATATACCAGCCATGATCTTTTTACCAAGACCACCCTCTTGTTCTGTAAACCCTTTAATAGCACCTTTAACAGTATCAACAATACCCATTATAATTTGTATTGGTAGGAATAGTCTACCAATAACACTACCAAATGATTTAAACGCTGTAAAGAATGTTTTAAATATTGATGTTATAGGTTTAAGAAATTTCTTTATAGGATCAAGTAGTTTAGAACCCTTGGAAATACCACCGACAGCGCCTTTAAATGATGTAAATGCATTTTTAATAGCTGCAAATCCTTTAGTAATACCAGTGAATTTACCTACAGCTTTAAGCGCTGTAACTCCTTTACCTAAGAGAGCACCTAACTTACCAAAGAATCCTAACTTACCAAACTGACCTACTGAAGTTCTAAATGTTTTTAAACCAGCAAATCCAGCCTTAAAGGCTTTAGGTATATCTTTAAAGAAGTTTTTAAATGTTTTAGCAGCAGCACTAATAGAAGCTCTAATACCTTTTAATAGATTGGCTGTTTTAGGAAAAGCTTTGGCCAAAGAAGCACCAAGTTTAGTAAATCCAAGTTTAAGTACTTTGGTAAAACCGCCAAGAATTAATTTGACATTACCTAAAAGACCAGCTGCAATACCTACGCCTAATCCAATAAGTGCACCACCAATAGCTGCAATAAATCCACCAGCGGCCTGGCCTATTCCATCGAATGTAATATTTTCAGCTTTAGGAATAGTGTTATCGAATATACCTTCAAGGTAATCAAGCATTTTGCTAAAGATATTTCCAGATTCTCTATCGTTTTCTGCATCTTTACCCTTTTTAGCAAGGTCTGCATCTCTAACTTGATCTTGGATTTGTACACTTTTTTCAGAAGCAACGGTTAACGCTTCAGCTGCAGCAACCTGATCAGCATTCATGTTTAAACCTACCTGTAACAAAGCTTGTTGCTTAGTTGATTCGTCCTTAATGGATTTATCAGTAGTCTCTTGAGTCTTATCAACCTCTTCTAGTTTTTTAACAACTTCGGTTAATAATCCTGGAACTGTTTTACCGGTATCTTCTGCCATTTTTTATTCCTATTTTTTAGCGTAAGCCTGTGCACCAAAGAACGCTGCAACAATACCTGCAACAGCTACAAAATATGTTGGAGCCATACTTCCAAGAGTTTTTTGTGCTTCATCTAATCCAGCTAGCGATGCTAGTACTACAGCAAATGGGTATAGTAACATACCACCTAGAGAGAACCATGCCATTTTTCTCTGTGCATCTCTCATTGCATCTTGATCTTCAAGCTCTTTACGCTTAAATTCTAAATACATTTCCTGTTCATTTGGTGTAACATATCCATCGCCATTTACATCGGCGGGATGATGGCCAGCTTTCTTAATTTCTTCTTCCATTATCGATTCCTTTTTTGTTGCTCTTTTTGCAACCTTTCGTTCTCTTCTTTAATATGTTCCTGTAGGAGAGCGACATATATCTCTCGTTCCCACGGTACCATGTCGTCAAGTTCACTTAACCTATATCCGTGATGTTGCATCATCGCGAAGTTAGTTTTATAATGGTTTACTAAACTATCGTGAGAGAGGCTTATGTAAAAAAACTCTGCAGTCCTCTCAACTCGATTTCGTTCTTCTTATCGCACTTAACGCAATTAAATTCTATCGTGTGTTTTAACACCGGTAGATTTTCAAAGAACTCTGTAAGTGCACCAAATTGCACATTGTTTAATCCATCTAAAAATTCTGTTAACGACTTATCCGTTTCATCTTTAGCTGGGTAAACTTTATCATCGTCATATATACCATCAATACAACTTTTAATTAATTTAAAAGCACCATCAACAGTTTCTAATTCACCTTCTTTAAATTTCTCTAAATCAGCTGCCTTAGGGTAATTAAACTTAACACTAATTGTATCAGTTAATTCTACCATCCTGTTTGTGTTAACTTCAGGTGGTTGTATATCGCTTAAGTTAATTGTGTAGGGGTTTACTGTTCCACATTCACTGCATTTAGAGTTAAGTGATACAATTTCTCCTACAGATTTAGCTCTTAAGCTTAGGAATAAACTTTCTATATCAAATATAGCCAGTTTTTCCATATTAATATCATCAAGTACACACGCCTTAATCACATCTTTTACAGATCTTAATACTTGTTGTTGATCTTTAGATTCTAGTGCAATCATTAAGATCTTTTCCTCTTTAACCAAGTATGGTCTGTATTCTATAGTTTGTCCTGTGGATGGAACTATTGTTTCATACCTAGAACTATTCAGTTTTGGTAAAGCCATTATATATTTCTCCTAATATAAATTATAATCCAAGTGCAGCACCGGCTCCGGATATAGCACTTGTTAACCCATCTTCTACAATATATTTATCGTATGAAAATGTCACGGTCAGTTTGTTTGGTGTGTCAGCCGTTTCGTTTGAAAGAGCAACACCTCCAATTGTTGTTGGGAATGCATTTTCCAACTTCACTCCATAAATAGGAATGTTCTGTTTGTTCAGTTGCTGTATTACAACATCTGTAACAATATCTTTTTTATAAGCCACTCTGTATGTTTCCAGGTCAATAATTGATTGACCCCATTTATCAAACAGGTTCTTAATATAATAATCATTGGTAAGCAAGAATGTCATAGTGACTTCTTCTTGTATTACTGCGTATGGTATCTTAACGCTTTGTCTTTCTGCAATATGGTCAAGTGTAGTTATCTGTGAGCTTGGTAGATTAACTGATTCTGCAAGGAGTGATATATCCCTAGGATCATTTACAATGTTTGAGAGTCCACCACCAGAAGCCAAGCCACCAATAAGAGTAGCAGGGTCACTATTTAAAAGAGATCCTTGTGGGGGTGTGAACATTACATTAAACCTATTGGCCTGTGATAATCCACCTTTTTTACTTATTGTAGCCTTTAATTGATCTATTGACATATATTATCCTGCGTATTGTTTCCTTGAGTATCTCCATACTGATTCTTTCTTAACTTTCATAAACTGTTCAGTTGGTAAGAATACTGCGATTTCCCACTCTGGCATTGGCACTCTTGACATCCTAGATGCAACATGACCCATCAGATAATGTTTATAACATGGTTGAAACTCTTTGTATTTTGCAACACCAGTCAGTAGTTTATACCTCATTTTGGTTAAACGGGTACTGTCTGTCATTTTCTTTGGTGCTAATTCCATCAACTCATCAAGGAATTGTGCTCTTACTCTTGGTGAAAGATAGTGTAAGTTTAACCCATGAAATCCACCTTTAGCTGGTTGTACCATAATAGTTAGAGGGAATCTATCGTAATATGGTAGGGTTGCTTTGGTCTTAGGATCATAAAAGTACATCATCATATCGCCAATCTGTGGCTTTGTTGTAGGGTCTAAGGCTTTATCTTTAAGGACCGTCCTTGGTGATACATCTCCTAATTCTTTTACCTTACGTTCAAACCATTGACTCGATTTTCTGGTCCTTGCTTGAACTCCTGCTCTAAATGCACCTGTTTGTAATGTGTTAAATAAACTAGCCATAATACTATTTATATCAATTCTTTAGTAGTTTTATGCCTAAATTCTTTAAAGTGTCCTCAGTCCATACCTGAAATTTCCATCCTTTTCTTTGTGCAAACTTATCAGCTGCAGTCCATTTGGATGTATTTTTGATATAGGTCGTGACCTCGTTGATATACTTCTTTGTTTTTCTTTGTTTCTTAGGTGCAACAGTATGTTTCTTTGGCTTTATTTCAACCAATATACATTCACCATTGTCCATTTCAATGAAAAGATCTATAAAGTAACGATGTAGTTTCTGATCTGTCTTGCACTTATAGGGTATAACAACCTCTTCACTGTTCCATTTTACTATTCTAGGATTGCTTTCACACCATTTCATGGCCTGTCGTTCCCACATAGAGCGATATGTTACCTTGGTTGAATCACCAATGTACTTTGATTTGTTCTTTACTGTGTATTTACCCTTGTAAGCCATATAAATAGATATACCAAATAAGTTATTTACTACTATTTATACGGATAAAAACATGAAAATTTTAACGTTTCCAAAACATTTAAGAAAGCAGATCGATGATGGCTCTGCAGCTCATATGTCTTTTCAGGTGTTTCCTAAAGATAATCCTGAAGGAGGTGGAAAGGTACATCTCTATATGCCAACTGGTATATCAGTACCTGATTCTGCTGGTTATACATCGGTAGATCTCGGTGCAATTGGTGCAGCAAAATCTGCAGGTACTGGAGAAGCTGAAATGACTGACGCTGATATTGCAATCGGTGGGCTGAATCTACTTAAAGGTAAAGGCGGAACTGCAGAAGCATTTTCAACAACTGCTGGTTTAGAAAAAGGTATTGTATCTAATCCGTTTACAAATATTGCATTTCAATCTACAACTGTTCGTACATTTGCATTTACATTTAAATTAGTATCAGAATCTGCAGATGAAGCTGAAGAAGCACGACAGATTGAAAACTTTTTCAGAAAGAATCTATACCCTAAGAAGTTAGGAGTGTTTGCATTGCAGTATCCACCAACATTTAAGATTCGATTCTATACATCAGGTTCAGATGAATCTAAATTTTTACCATTTATTCAAGATTGTTATTTGGTAAATGCAACAACTTCATATAATGAAACTGCAAATATATTCCATGCAGATGGTGCACCGGTTGAAACCTCTATTGCATTATCGTTCCAGGAAACAAAGAACCTTACACGTGATGACCTATATGGTACAGGTGAAGGATACGATCAGATACGAGGTAAATAAACATGTCATTCTTTAAACAATTTCCAACACAAAGCTATGATTTTAACCGTGATGGTATCATACAACAGGTAGTTGACATATATCGATCAGTTAGAATTGAAGGCTCAAGTATTGATAACCCTTCATTATATCTAAACTATAACATTAAAGATGGTGAAAGGCCAGACATTGTATCTCAAAGGTTATATAATACACCAGAATACTATTGGACATTCTTTATAATTAACGAAATGTTGCATGATGGCATGAGAGCATGGCCAATGAGCCGTAGTGTAATGGAAGATTACCTTCAAGAAGAATATAGCGGTATAGCAATTACAACAAATCCTGTCACAAGCACCAATACTGACCTTGGTGTAACATCATTTAATAACTCACTTGCAGGTAGATTTAGATTAAATGAAACAATCACTGGCCAGGCGAACATACTAAATCGTGGTAATGCCTCAGGCCAACCTCCTATTCCAACAGGTACATTAGTTAAAAAGGATATTGATCTTAATCAATTAGTATTAAAGAACATAACAGGTACATTTGTTGGTGATCCTGACCTTGTATCTAACAGTTCAGAAATAATTAGTGGCAATCTTTCTAATGACAGTGTTGCAACATTTAAAGTATATCCCTATAGAGATGCACCACATCATTGGCATCTGATCAATGATTCAGAGAAAAGGCCAACAGACAATAGTGTATACATTAGCGGTGGTACATCTATAAACGATATTACATACCAATCCAATCAATCATTTATATTTGATTTAAACGAGAAAAGATCTAGTATACGTGTCATATCTCCACAATATATCGATAGATTCGTAGAAGATTTTGAGACTATGATTAATGAGTAATCAACATTTCATACAATCAGGTACAAACAAGAGTATTATACCCTCTTCATATCAGTTAAAGACTGCAACAATTGTATCAAATAGCGGTAAGGAATTCAATATAATCGATCTTGTCGATTCATTTACTGTCCTAGAATCACTCTATCAATCGTCGATTACAGTTAATCTAGTGATTGCAGATGGGGTTTCATTCCTTGAAGCTGCAAAGATAACAGGTAGTGAAGAGCTTATATTAGGTGTAACGCATACTTCTTTAAGTGATAATGAGAAAAAACAATTCAATTTCTCAGTGTTTATTGCAGAAATCTACAATCATTCCAAACCTAAGCCAGGGTTACAGGTATATGAGATAGAAGCATTCTCTGAACACATGTACATTTCACATACAAAACGAATGGTAAAACCCTTTGGAGGAACACTTGCATCATCTATTAAAGAGTTGATACGAGACGCAGGAGTGTCAAGAACACATATCATAGAGACAGATTCAAAGAATACCGTTGAAGGTATATACCCTAGATTACATCCATTAGAGGCGATATCCTGGTTAATGCGTAATACATTCGATAAAGGAACACCATATTTCTTTTTTGAGACCGCAAAAGATGGTGTCAGTCTACGTTCATATGCATCTTTGTTGAATGACGAAGTGTACGATACCTATAATCACTTTCCATACTTTAAATCACAGGTAGGAGACGAAGAGTATTATGAAGAAGCACGAAAGAAAATCCGTAAACTTTCATCTGATTTAGATCTATCGCAACTTGCAACACTGGCTTCCGGCGGTTATTCCTCTACATTAACAGATATCGATATTGCGACAAAGACAGTAACAACTTCTGTGATGAAAGCAGACGATAATGCAACACGTTTAAATGAACACTCTGTATATGCCGATGCATCTACCTTTGGATCTGTATTATTAAAAGAAGCCACTGATTCACATCATCATTATGTATCATCTAATAGTAAAGCATTTGGTTCAAATAACTATTCAAACGC